ATCGACATGGGAGACATTATGGCACACGAACAATTTAAAGAAAAGAGGCACGCTAACCCAGTCCTAAAGCACGGGGTTTGCGCGTGTCCAAAGGATCAAACTCATTGCTCCCCCTCAAAACGCCTTAATCCTCGATCCATTCGCGGGATCTGGAACCACGATTCTAGCGGCAAAACGATTAGGAATATCCGCGGTTGGCATTGAAAAAGATGCGGCTTACGCAGAAATATCTAGGAAAAGGATAAATGCTGAAACAGGCCCAAAAAGCCATTGCTAAACATTTCCACAAACGTATAATGAAATGAAAAGCTCAACTTAGAGGTATACAATGAGCGGACGGAAAATAAATGATCACGCTAGCTTTTGCGGATCTTCGGGAGCATATCCCCTCCCAACAGGCAACAAAATGAAATCTTATAAATCCGCGGAAGGCGCAGGGCATCTTGACGGCATGTATCACGACACCTCAGAAGAGATCCACAGCGATCAGATGGCTAGTGATTCCAAGGTCAAGTCGCATAAGATGAAGCCTGGATATCGCTATTAAGGTTTAGCCCCTAGCTCCGAGGCGGAGTTCCGTAGCATAAACGGAGGATGTGCATGAAAATTGCACATGGCATTAGCTATCGGTCCTGTAGCTCAGCAGTGAGAGCCATGGAGCGTGGGTGCAATTCCCATCAGGACGTTGTGAGGGAGTACAAATAGCCCTCGCAGTTAGCACGCAAAACTGTGTTGAAGTAGGTGTATATGTCTATCAATGATAAGTCGGGTTTCCACGATCCAATCGCGGTCAAGAATCCAAAACCAGCGTTTAAACCACACAACGGCAGCAAATCCCCTTGGGACTTCACCTGTCCAACTTACGATCAGCGAACCAGCTCCTTCGTCAATGCGGGAACGCATTATGGGGTGGGTCACAGACAGCCTATTGGACATTCTGGAGATCCAAAAACCCATTCTCCATGCCTTCCATTCGGTCGATTCAAAACGATGAAGATCGATGAAAAGGGGTAGAGCTGGAGTTTTTAACCAACCGATCGTCCCTAAGTCGAAGAAAGGTCAGCCTGCTGATCCTTGGGACTTTCAACCCTCACACTACGATCAGAGAGCGGCTCCCTCCGCAGCAGCTGGCGATTACTACGGAACTGGCTTTAAGGCGCCGGTGGGAAGGATTCGGGACGTTTCGAGTCCTGGGGTGAATCCAGTGAGCAAGCAGAATCTTGGGAAGCCGCCGAAGTCTCTTGCGTGATGTTAGGCGGGGAGGTCATAGGGAAGAACGGCACTTCCTAAAATTCGCATCTAATGATATTTCTGTGTAAATCTTTGCAATCTCATCATCGTTGAGATCATCCTCCTCTTTAGCCTCAAGCTTGGCCCGATTGTGCGTAAAGTCATCGATGCTTTCGCAAACAGTCTTATTCTCCGTTAGCATCCCTTTTTTATACTGCGACCACATTGCTCTATCTGGAATCATCCAGATTATCTTAATCAGATCTGTACCAGGATAGGCCTTGAACAGCATGCTATTGGTCTGGGCTTGAGGTTTTGTCAATCTAGGCTGCCAGATAATCGTTTTTGTGACTCCATCATCTAGAGTCCTCGCGTGGGCGAAGATGTAGAATGGATGATTGCCAAACGGTCGTTTATTCACAAGATCTTGGCAGCAAGCCGAAATATCGAAGTCTTGCTTTGTGAAGTTCTGCAAACGATCGTGAGCTTCAAGAGGGTTAATTTTCATTAAGCTCCTATGGAATTTCTATACGGCTCGGCGACCCTTAATGAGTTCTTGCATCTTCTGGTAAGCGTTTTTCTGTCCGCCCTCGGAGTAATCGCCGGCGGATGAATATGGGGGCGTATTTCCTCCGGATGGCTGGTAGTAGGGAGACCGGCGATTTGCATCGATCTTCTGTTGTATAGTTTGCTGAGGTACTGGCGGCTTGTGAACGCCAGAGAGCTTGATATTCTGATACAACAGCTTTTGCCGAGCGAAATTGTCGGGCATTTCGAGCATCGGCTCTGCGATATCAGGGTGTTTCTCCGCAAACTTCTTGATGTTGTCTAAGTCTAGAATCTCTTTGAAATCGGGGTTGGCACGCAGAAACGTCTGTTGACGCTCTTGTTCAATCATGCTTCGAGCCTTTTCTTCAGCTTTGGAATCTACCTTCTTCTCGAAATCCGATGCAAAACGGCTTAATTCCTTTTTTAGAGACTTGCGATCGACGTAGGGCTCATCGCTCCGATCGTCTTCATCTTCTTCCCTAAAACGTTTGTTGGCTCGTTCCTCTCGCTCTCTCTTCAGCTCCTCTTGCAACTGTAAACGTGCGTTACGTTCTTCTTCTAGCTGCCGTGCAATTTGTCGCATGTTCACTTCTTTTGAATTGTCTTTTTGTGTTTCCTGAGCGGAATTTGCTTGATTTTGGTTGGTTTCTGCGGTCATGATACCTTCATTTGTATAGTGGTTCTTACCAACTGTTTGTACTAAATTTTTTAATTGACATCAACATGAATAGACATCCAAGAATTGACCTTGAAGTACTAATGAGAGACTGGAAGCCTTACAAAAGCCCGTGCTCCTGCTGCGATCATGATGGAGAGATGGATGATTCTTCGTCGGGAGAAAGAACTAACGAGCTCTTTGGCATGGTCAGGAAGGTGGCGGATTGCTTAACCAGGCTGGAAGAAGAAAACAGACAACTTGTGGCAGAACTAGAAGACATCTGTAAGCGAATCAATGGTATAGAATGAAAATCGGCGACGTGTTACGAATTTGGAGCTGGTAAATCTTTTTTTTGATATAAGTTAAATTACGCTAGTCCGGCGTTAAGGACGTCGCGTATCGCCGCTCGCAATGGCTGTCGTATTTGCCCCTTCGCAATGGGCATAACCCACTTCTTTTGGGTTGATCGAACAGCGTATATGGTTCGCTACCTGATCCACTTATATTGAAGGATGAACTTCGAACCATAAGGTTTCGAATGTCGATTACTACAACTGGGAATCTCGGACCCATGATCTTGCAGTCGCTTGCGCCTGCAATGCTCTACGTTCCGACCCCAACCATATGAATTTGTGGTTGTAAAATCTCCTCTGATTGAGGTGGAAACCTATATTATACTTACCTACGTATTAATAGGCAACACTGCGGAAGCGAAAGCACCGTAATCGACTGAGCGAGGAGACCCTGAAGGGATGCGACAGTCAGGCCTCGGACCATAAATAAAATCCGAGAGGACGATTCGAAGAAATTGTCCCGCCGATAATTAATAGCAATTAATCGGTCATAAAAGTAACAGAAACGGAATTACATCCTGGTATGTGACAAGGTGTCCATGCCTGCAAACGGGGGAACGACTTGCCGCTTTATGCGTGCAAGAGCCCTCGCACCGCCAACTATCCAGTTGGGTAACTCGGGGATTGATCCCCCAGCACAAGTGCCACAGCGTAGATTGTTTGCGCTGTATAAATCTTCTCTGATAGACTTGGAACTCGCAGCGTAAAGACGGCGGCAACAAGGTCGAACTTTTTTAGGAACCACGGGTGTTTAGATGTTTCATCTGCTCATAAAGACTCAAGCGAAGATCGAAGGTTTCCTTCGTGAGAAATCGCTCGCGCTTAGCAAATGTTTCTCTGAATCTAATGGCTGCTTGACAGCGTTCTTTTTTGATGACGAGAAAAGGGTGAATGTCTTTAAGGAATTGCAACATTTGAGGTCTTCGGACTTCCCAAATATATTGCTGTTTCCAATGTGGGTTAGCTTTTCTGCTGGGTGCGTTCATTTCATAGAAATGACCTCCAAAGTTTTTAAAAAGCCATTCCATGAGGCATTTATCGGTTGTAGAAACGTTTACACGAAGGTTGAATTGTCCTCTCCTAGATGGATCAATTTCGCTCTTCCAAAGCATGATACTGCCCTCTCCGTCAATAATTCCTGCGAGATAGGCCAATTTTTCCCGATGATTCATGGTGTCCATAATGTTTGAAAGCAAAAATGATACCAGATTGCGTACGTCGCAGTCAACTAGAAAAGACGATGAACGAAGCAAGCGAGAAGACTCACAAAATATTGATGAATGGTTAAGAAGTCCCGACAGCAAAGAAGAAATTGTCGAATTAGGGACTTGTTCTGGGATTCGTTTCATGACTTCCGAAGGTGAAAAAAGAATGGAACCAGGAAAAAGATATGACCAGAACCTCAATGAATTGTGAGATGCGGTGCTCTGAACACGACAGTAATGTCGTGAGGGAAGTGCGATAGGCTTCCTCGCCATCATGGCGTTAGCTTTAACGATATGATGGTCATGAAAGTAACAGAATGGACATAATTGATGCGCCAACGGCGTTTTTTGGAACTGGCTGTATTATAAATGAGCAAGTTATATTACAGGACCAGGAAGGAGTTTTGGCTTGGGTGTCCGAGCGTCTGGCTTAAAAAGCGATGGCCAGAAAAGCTTGTTTCAAATAAAATATTTAAGGTCGCTATGAGACAAGCCGAGGATTAACGGAAATAAGTCCTCGATAAACCGACTCTAATTGACTTGGAAGCCCGACAGGGTAACAAGGGGCAAACGAAAGTAGCCTGAACGACTTAACGAGACGGGCCGAAAGGCATGCGAAAGTCTGAACTCGGACTATAAATAAAATCCGAGAGAGAATGCCGAAGAGCTTCTCCGCCTCATATGAGGTCATAAAAGTAACAGAATGCTTATCCTCCGCGACTATATCCTCTCAGCTGCGTCGCAGATCAATGCAGGCGGCGGATCGAACGGCGACAATCCTACAAATTTAGGTGTGTCGGATTTTAGCCTCGTAGCTGCAACACTCGATAAACTTTGTGTCGAGTATAAATCTTCGATAATTGACTTGGAGTTCCTCGCTGCATAAGCAGACGGATAACAAGGGGCAAGCAATGTAAAGCTGTTTTACATGTGCAGCCTGAGAGACTAAATTCGAAGACCCGAAAGGGATGCGATAGTCCAATCTCCATAGAGATATGGAGAGGCGGCAGAAATGACCGCCCGCTTAAATAGATTGGTTAAGATGACGAACTTTTTGATAGATGATCTCTCTTCCGGATTTTTCACCAGAAAGAATCAACTTTCTAAGTTCAATCATCTGCTCGCAAATTGGTTTTTTGTGAACAAGGTAAGGTCGGATACCAACAAGAATAGGATCGAGTTGAAGATTTGCAATTCTCCAGATCATTTGGTTTCTACAATTATGAAGATGGCTTTTATCAAGGAAATGAAATTGTCCTCCAAATTTTTTAGAAGCCCAATAGAAAAATGGAGATTTAGTGTTGTTGCATTGCAACTGCGCTCTATAAGATGGATTTTTCCCTCTTTTTTGTGTAGTTTTGCTAATGTCCAGACTGCACTCCGCATCAACGAACCCAGCAAGGTATGCATAGTCCATATCAGAAGGCATGCAAGTGTCTCTGTTAGACTCTATGTCTTTTTTCAGAGAATGTGGAATAAGATAAGATTCCTCTTTGAGGATTTTCATAGCTTTCAGGAGAGAAGATCTATCTTCTCGAAAGTTAGGACTTCTGAATTTGAGGAAAACATCACATTCTTGACCTTTCTCAATAAGAAAAGGTTTAATTCTGGGAAGAAATCCGTATCCATCCTTGGAAAACACAAAATGATAAGATGGAACTCTATTTTTCTGACGAGACTTTTTGACATTTATACTTCCGTCAAAATGACTCTGAAACCATTCGATATTATCGAAATGGGTAGAAATAATAGAAAAAGTGTCTTGGAAAAATGGAGAAGTTTTGGTTTCTCCAATATAAAAGCAACCATCTCCATCGATATATCCAGCTGCGTAGGCCAACCAAGTCTCATTCATGCTTAAATGATTGCATGTATGGGTTATTTAAGTCAATAAGTAATAGGAAGACAAACAACGCCTACAAATTCATGTCGGGCATTGAAGGTATGGATCGATTCGGCACAGGTCCAGTCCGGTCAGCATATTTCATGCTGTCCTCGACCGAACTTCAACCGGATTTTGATGGACTCACCGGCTCAGGCTTCCTTAGCCAGTGGGCATACCCCACCAACGCGTCTGGGCTTAATTCGGAGTACGGGTCTGTCTATAACATCCGTATCCTGTGCAGCTCGGAAGCACCTGTAGCGCGTGCAGCGTCTGCTAACTCTCGCGACGTGTATTACAATACCGTCGTTGGAAAGCAAGCGATCACGCACATCAATCAGGACGGATACTCAATGAACTTGATTTATCGAGATCCATACTATTCTGGAATGTTGGCGCAAAACGCGACCTTAGCGGTCAAGTTTGCCCAAGCGCAAGCAATCACCCAGGATACGGCTATTAGAAACCTACTCTGCACACGCAGCGGTAACTAAGGAGAAGTATTATGGCTGAATATTCTAGAATCGCTCGCGGTAGTTTCACGACTGCTGCTAGTCCTGTTACCCAAGTAGTTAACCTACCATTCCAGCCTCAACGGGTGGAACTGATTAACTACACCGCTTACAGCGCGCCAGCTCAATACGCGACTTCCACAGCAGTGTGGGATATCGCAATGGGCCAAGGCTTCGCTGCATTAGAATACCTTGAAGCTGCTTCCGCACCTTGGATTCTGGCTGCTGACTATGTTCTTACCGGTGGTATCAACACATTCTCTGCTGGTCTATCGTTGCAGTATGGAGCTCAATTGCAGATCTCTGGAATTACAAAAGCATCACCTGCCGTTGTAACTACAGCATCTGCGCATGGTTTGTCTTCAGGGAACGTAGTAATTCTCGAAGGTTTGTATCAGTCTGCGACCACCGGTATGCCGCAAATCAGCGGAATGCCGTTTGTCATCACTGTGACCGGATCGACGACATTTACTATCCCTTGGAACACCAACCAGTCGAATTACACTGCGTTGAGCGGGTCTCCTACAGGAGCCTTCGTTCGACAAGTTCTATACCCATGGCTTTATCTCCCTGGAGTGAACTTCGTCAGTGCAATCACTACTGGAACAACCACTACCGTTACTACTACGTCGAATCACAACTTTGTCGTTGGACAAGAGATTGCGTTCAGGATTCCATCAGGTTATGGAACCACTCAGCTCAACTCATTGCCTAACGTTCTTATCCCAGGTCAACCGATCTATGGATATGTGACCTCGATCACTAGTAACACAGTCTTCGTTTGCAACATCAACTCTACGGGATTTACCGCCTTCAACAGCAACCAAACGGTTGCGTCTGTTCCTGGCTTAAATCTCCCACAAGTTCTTGCTGTAGGCGATGTGAATAGCGGCGGAGCTGCTTATGCTGGCGGTGCGTTGTATCCTAGCCCTTCCTTCCCAACGTTTTCGGGCGGAGCGGCTACGATCAATGGCCCTGCTATCAGCGGCGCTTATGTCAACAACACAAGCCAAGGCTTTACAGTCGGTCTAGGCGTAGGAAACGTGCAGTCAAATGCACTGTTGCTTACGGCTTCTTCGCTGTATGTCTGGACTGCGTTCCTTTACGACATCTCAAATTGATGATCGGCCCGGGGTTAGTCCCCCGGGTTTTTTGATGTAAAGCGGCTTTACATTAAAAGAAGTGTGCTATACTTATTTTTTGAAAATAGGTACATTACGCACATGAGTGAATACTTTGGCCCTCCTATCGCCCCAGAGCGAAACCCTCCCATAGTACCGCAGTATTACGCTCCATCCGTCTACCAAATAACCAACATCTCACTAGGAAGAAGCACGACGGTGACGACCGCCGTAGCTCATAACTACGTCATAGGCCAACAGGTGCGGCTCTATATCCCACCAACGTATGGAACCTATCAACTAAATCAGGCGCAAGGCTACGTAAACTCGATTCCATCTTCCACCCAAGTAGTTGTCGGCATCAATTCAGTAGGGTTTAACCCCTACAACGCATCGCCATCCTATTCGATCACTTTTCCCCAGATAACAGCTATCGGCGATGTAAATACAGGAACAATTAACGCGACGGGACGTGCCTTCAACGGGACTACAATTCCAGGCGCATTCAAAGATATTTCACCAACAGAGGGAACATGGTTCAATTAAGCAAGGATCTGCAAAAAGCTTCAGAAAAATGCGACGCATTCGAAAACCAAGTGAAAGGACTTACCAAAGATGAGACTGCAAAAGCTCCAATTCTGGAGGCAGAGCAGCAAACTAAGATTTCTCAAAAGGAAATCGACAGAACCGATGGAGTGTACCTGAAACCGGAACGATCGATTTCTTGTTCACCAAAGGATACGTTCAATGAAAAATGGCGAGACGACTACAACTACCGAAAAGAATACGTCCGGTTCATCGCTGAAAACAAAGAAGTCATCGGCGACTCCATCGAAAAGTGGACTCGTCCCTTCCCAGGAATGCCAGCGGAGTTCTGGAGAGTCCCGACTAACAAGGTCGTTATTGGCCCTAGATATCTTGCTGAAGAAATATCTAAGTGCGCGTACACGAGACTTGTAATGGAAGACAGACCCACTGGAAGTTCTAGTGAAGGCACTTATTACGGACAATTGGTAGCTTCCAACAGAATCCAAAGATTGGACGCTAAGCCGGCAGCTGGATTTAACAAGAGAGCGAGTGCGTTCTAATGGAAAGAAACATGGGAAAATATAGGTGAGATATTAATCTTTTATCCGATGTGATTACTTATATAAGGCGAATTGTAAAGACTCCTAGCGATTCAGCTTTATCGGACAATCTTATTATCGACTACATCAACCGCTTTTGGTTGATGGATGTTGACGCACGCGCCCAACTCTATGACTTCCGAACTAAATACACATTCCAAACCATTCCCGGCGTCGCCGATTACAACATGCCCATGTACTCCGTGCAAACGGAACCTGGCGCGCAGAAGATCGCTCCATTTCCTGTGTACCAGGGTTTTTTTGGTCCTGCATATGTAGATGGGATCGAGATTCCATTTTATAACCAACGTGATCCATTCTGGAAGATTTGGCCTAACTATATCCAACCACTGCAAGATGTGGTCACTGGGGATGGGGTTACAACGACATTTCAGCTAAACTTACCTTACTTTCCGGCGATTCCCGCCCACATCGACATCACCGGCATTATAGCTCAATACAACGTATCTACATCGATTCAAGATCCAATCTTCTCAAACACACTAAATCTGAACGCGGCCGGCAATTGGGTCGTTCCAACTACGAGCGTAACTCCAGGAGTAACAATAACCTACACGGATGTGGATGGAAATAATGTGGTCTTCATTGATAGTGGCCAGTTTTTGACAGGCAATACGGGTGGTCAGTTGTACGGTCTTCTCGTACAACAGAACTACACCTACCCGAACGGTTTGTCTCCTCTGAACGGGGGATACAGCACAACTGTAAATACGGTTAACTACAACACGGGCGTTGTGAATATCACCTTCCCCAATGCCCCTCCGGCAGGTACGCCTATACAGGCGGAGTGCTATTACTACCAGTCAGGAATTCCAAGAGCGGTGTTGTTCTTCAACAATACTATGACGATCAGACCTCCTCCAGATACGCAATATACCTTCGATATCAATGGATATCTAACACCAGCGGCGTTTCTATCGAGTAGTCAAGCCATCCAATTCGGCTACATGTGCGAATACATAGCTCGGGGCGCAGCACAGAAGATTCTGAGCGATACGGGAGATTGGGAGCAATATGATCGATATGAGCCTTTATTCCTGAAGCAAGAGCTTTTGGTATGGAAAAGAAGCCAGAGGCAGATCACGGCAACCCGGACTGGAACTATCTTTAGCGATCTCCAGGGGCCCCAAAGCAATCTAACTAACCTTGGTCAAGGAGCAACCTAATGACATATCCCGTAAACGGGTCAATTCCAGGACCCAATCAATTACTCTCTCAATCACAGGGTGATATTCAAGTCAATTTCGCGAATATAATCGGCTGGTCTGCGGTAGATCATATCGAATACGGAGCCGTAAACGCAGGAACCCATGAACAAGTAACGATCATAACACCACAATCGGCTCCAACTGCCACATCAGCGGAAGGGGTAATTACTACACAGACGGTGACAAATAGCGAATTGTTCTTTACGAATGCTTCTAAAAACATTCAGATAACCAATTCTTCTTTCGCGCCAGCCTCAGGCCAGGGATATTTGCCAGGAGGATTGCAAATAAGAGCGAGTAGTGGAACTGCTAATAATGCGAATATTGCTTTCTCCCCGGTATTTCCGACGGCACTTCTAAGCGTGGTCGCCACCATAGTTTCATCTGCCGCTACAAATTTGCAAATAACAGCTCAATCCAAGAATGGATTTTCGGCAAGCGGCCCCGGAAGTCCTACAATTAACTGGATCGCCATAGGCTACTAATGCCAGACAAGATATTCATCGGCAATATTTCGAAGGGCCTCGAGCAGTTTTACTTGCCTTTCAATATCGACAATGATGCCCTTCCTACGCTCTACAATGCTTACTCATGGAGAGGTAGGATCAAAAGAAAGCGCGGCACCGTGACACTCGGGCGTTTGGAAATTCAACTCAAATCCGTCGCAGATTCAACGCCTCCTCTAAATTATCAAATAGGACAGCTTGCAACACTCTCTGGCGCCGGAGCTGCGTCGTTCAATATTCTTAGCAGTCCTATAACAGGAATCACTAACGCAGTGAACGCAGTGGTCACCGTGCCGCACAATCTATTTGCTCTTGAAACTCCGGTGACGTTTTCTGGCGTTGTAGGAATGACGCAGATCAACGGCCTCACTGGAACTGTCATCGCTAGAAACATTGCCTCTAAAACCATCACAGTCAACATAAATTCTAGTGGATTTTCTTCGTATACGAGCGGAGGGACGGTGTCGATTGTTTCGAATGGAATCACCCCCGGATCAATTGAGTTGTACGACGGAACAAATACATATACTGAACACTCCCCTCCAAACGGAACTCTAATAGGATCTCCCGCGGGCAGTGGAACAATAAATTATGAGAGTGGAGCGATTACAATATCCGCGGGGGCTGCCAATGGGGTTGTGGTTGGCGTAGCATCTGGAGCTACATACTCTTATTATCCCGGCCTCCCAGTAATGGGACTCAGGAATCTGACGGTCGGCGTTACGAATTCTCAATACCCATTAAGCATCGCTTTCGACACAACATTTGCCTATGAATTGAATCCTAGTGGAATGGGATATTATGACATAAGTTATTACAAAAGCAGCAATAACCCCGTAACTTGGACTGGACTAAATTATCAACAGTTTTGGACGTCTAATTATCAAGGATCTCTTTGGGCCACGAATAATGTGCCGGGCATGAGAAATGCTTGGGTTCATGCTTGCGCCGATCAGACAGGTACTACTATTACGATGACGTTGTATAATCAGGCAGACAGCGCGCCTCTTACGACTCTTCTTGTAGACGATTATCTTTGGTTTAATGAAGGGACTGGAACCACCTTTTCTCCGAATGGACAAACGGGATACATCTCCGACGCAAGCGGCAGCGCGAGCGGAATCTATGTAGTAACATTTACCGCTTCACAGACTGTATCTTCATATAGTGCCGATACAGCACTAGCCCAACTGCTCACGAGTCAGGCAACAGGTACTGGGGATGGGATCCGATGGTTTGATGGAGACCCAACCGGAGGCACTGGAATACCATTGGGTGGGAATATCACTGGATGGGTCAATTTCGCCCCTCCGCTGACCGCTGGGATAACCTCGATCGATGACGAGACTCCGAAAAAATATTACCTCGTTGGTGCACTAGCAATCGTTCCATTCAAAGATAGGCTGCTTTTTTTCAGTCCCTGGATTCAGGCGTCCGCTAAAAACAATACGCCTACCCCCATTCAGCTAAATGATGTAGTAATCTGGTCTTGGAACGGAACCCCCTATTACTCTTCATTGGCTCCGGTTAACGAAACATCTGTCGTTACTGCCTATTATACTGATCAGACTGGTTTTGGAGGCTGGCTCTCGGCGGGGATTAATCAAAATATCGTATCTGTCTCCAACAACGAAGACGTTCTTTTGGTAGGTTTCACTGGAAAGCAAACTCGCTTCATCTACACTAGTAACGATCTTTATCCATTTTTCTTCTTTATCATCAACTCCGAGCTTGGAACTTCTGCAACCTTTTCTAGTGTCACCTTGGATCGCGGCGCAGTCTCTTTGGGCCAATATGGTCTAATCCTTACCGCACAAACCGAATGTCAGAGGATTGATCTTCAGATTCCAGACCAGATCTTCCAGCTTAATGGAATGAATAATTCCGTCCAGAGATTGAGTGCTGGTAGGGATTTTTACCATGAATGGATTTACTTCACTTTCGTCCCGACTTCTTCTCAATGGGAATTTCCTACACAAACACTGCAGTACAATTATCGGGAAGAATCCTGGGCCATCCTGTATGAGAATTTCACCGCTCACGGTGCGTTCCGGAGTCAGAGTGGGTATACGTGGTCAAATAACCCTTGGAATGCTTCATTGACCCCATGGGCAGGAATCAATGAATCGTGGAACTCTGGGGTCGCAAGTCCTCTTTTCCCAAGCGTCATAGCTGGAAATCCTCAGGGGTTCGTGGTGACAAAAGGAACAGGAACAGGAGAGGCTCCAACAGGGGCTATCTCTCAAATTCTGAATAATGGCGGCCTAACTCAAATTTATTCTAGCAATCATTGCGTCGCAGAAAACGACTATCTCTATTTTAGTGCGGCCATTGGATCAACTTATCTCAATGGACAAATTGGACAGGTTGATACGATCATCGACGCAAATAATTTTACCGTTGATATCCCTTATCAATCTGGAACCTATCTTGGTCTTGGGGTTTATGCGAGGCTGAGCCAGCCGCTAATTCAGACCAAGCAGTTCCCAGCTTATTGGAATGAGGGAAGGAAGGTAAGACTTGGGGCTCAAAAGTATCTTCTGGATTATACAGATGAGGGTCAGGCAACACTGAATATCTCTCTTTCGCAAGATCCTACAGATGCATGGAATAGAGGGCCTATCGTTCCCAATAACCAATCTACAAACAGCTCACTGATCTACTCGCAAACTCTTTTCACCTGTCCAGAATCGACGAATATAGGTCTTACTCAATTCACTCAGAGCGTCAACAATCCAAGCCCAATAGCAGAGTATCAATATCAAATCTGGCATCGAGTCAATACATCTCTCATCGGCGATACATTCCAGGTTGGCATTACTCTAAACGACGCTCAGATGAGAAATCTTACCTACGCCATCAGCGAGATTGCGATTCATGCAATGCAATTCGACATAGACAGAGGGCCTAGTTTAGCGTGATTAATACAATCCAACTAAGTCCATATTTACGAGTCCAAAGAACATTTCCAGCAGACTCCCAATCGCTTTCCGTCGAGCTGAGCAAAAGTTATGTGGATATTGCAAGCGCAGTAAACAACCGAACCATAGGGATTTTCGCCGTTAATTTTCCGATAGCGACTGGGGAAAATTGGTTCGTTAATGGACAATCCGGAAAGCAGCAAACCCTTCGCCAGGTCTATACATTCACTGGAGCAGGCAGCATTCCACATGGGATCATCCTACCCAATATATCGGGATTCACACGCATTTACGGAACCTTTACGGACGGAACGAACTGGTTCCCCCTTCCATATGTCAATCACCTAGCAGCGAATAATCAGGTGGATATTTACGTCAGCCCGACGAATATCGTGATCACCGCAGGAGCTGGCGGCCCTCCAACGATAACGTCGGGTTATGTTGTGTTGGAGTGGTTGAGTCAGGTTTAGGTTTTCTTATTCTGTGTAATCTTTACTTTAATTTTATGTTAATTATTTTTTTTAAAAATAATATTTGACTTAATTCCATTATTCATGACATTGTCTCCTCTTTTAACTAACCAAGGAGAAATTTAATGGCCGTAATCGCTGAACAACTTCCTCGCGCAGCTAACATCCACCAGCTAGAACCGATCGAGATCGTCAGATACACAAGATTGAAGAGAGCATGTACTGCCGTAGTCAGAGAAAGATATGATCTTAATAACGTTGACATCCTCCCCTTCCTAAAGGAAGGAGATTCCTACGGCGTCTTGCAGGTTTTGCAAAATCGCTTCGGTAGGTACTTTCGACCCGTTAGGAATTATCCTAACCTTTCGCCAGGCACTCATGTCGGGAGTATTGCCTGTGGGAACTTGCTTTACGAAATCGCGATATCCTCGCGCATCGACATGGGAGACATTATGGCACACGAACAATTTAAAGAAAAGAGGCACGCTAACCCAGTCCTAAAGCACGGGGTTTGCGCGTGTCCAAAGGATCAAGTTTGAACCAGACCTAGACAAGATCAACTTCGAGCAAATGAGTCTATCTGCCAGAGTTAAGAAATTATCTTCAAACCACAAAGACGCAGCCAAACCGATGATGGAGTCGATGGAAAAATCTTTGAAGATTCTCGACGATGCTTTGTATAACAAGAAAGAAGATCTTGCAAAGACAGTGATGGACGGTATTTTCAAAGGTGTTGCAGCGGGAATGGTGGGAGATGCGATTGGAAAGATCACGGAGAGTACTCCACCGAATCAACAAACGTACGCGGAATACCAAGACAGCATCGCATCAGGACACATTGCTTACTACAAACAGTATTGCCGGCACAACGATGATCCAGAAACGAGAGTATGGGATATTATTGAGCACATAGGAAATCGTGAATTCGGAGATGCTGCCAGAGATCTCATGGACAATGATACTTTCAATGACGCTGTTCGAGACGCTCTGGAAACGATTGGCAACGAAATTTTAAAGGAAGACTAAGCTTATGATGGACATAATGGAACGGTTCCTGAATTGGTCAGGAGGTGCGATCATTGGTTCCCTATTCATCGAATGGGGTCTGTCTCGCATGCAGAATAGGCCATTTGCTCGCAAATGGTTTCTATCGATCTTGATAATAGCCGTAGGCGTTAAGCAAATACTTTAATCCCAAAAATCCGGACAAAGAGTATCTTGAAAAGAAAGAGGTACTTTATGTCAACACCCACCATTACAAAACTAGGTAATACCGGACGAAGTCTGGTCAGTGCTTCCCGTTTAGACCCAGGACAGAGGGATATGTTTAATCGTCTTCGCGGCGGTTTGGAAGGAGGAATTGGGCCCGGACTCGATCAGATATCTAGTTTAGCTGGCGGAGGCACTGAGGAGCAATGGCGACAGCTAGAGGCACCGGCTTTTCGTCAATTCAATCAGATTCAGGGAGATCTTGCTTCCAGATTCTCTGGGGCGGGCACCGGAGCGCGTAGATCTAGTGGATTTCAGAATGCTTCCAGCGGCGCTGCTGCCGATCTAGCTGAACGGCTCCAAAGTAAACGGCTAAGCATCCAGATGTCCAGCCGAGATCAATTGCTAGACTTGTATTCGGAACTTTTGGGAATGGATACTCAGCGCACTTGGGGCATCGAGAACAAGCGCAAGAATTCATGGGGGGGGGCTATAAGCGGGGCTACTTCAGGAGCATTGGCTGGGTCTCCGTTTGGGCCGTGGGGAACTGCGGCAGGGGGATTAATTGGCGGCGTTAGCGGATTTTTTGCAGGGAGATAGGAAATGGCATATGAAGGAAGTTTGGACAGACCAGAGACTCAAGGCGAAAGATTCTTGAAAGAGTTTTCTCAAGCAGGAAAGACTTTTTATGGAATCCATCGAGATAATCAAGCTGATAAATTGGCAGCACAAAAAAATGAAGATCCATATAAACAACTTCAGCAGACAAGACTTGATAGAGATAGCAAATATAAACAGTACTCTGGGTTTATCAAAGAAGCTGACGCGTTACTTAAGGGCGATTCTTTGTATCCATTTAGGCCAGGGGAAAAAGAAGCGCTCAGACTTCAAAGAGATCAAATGGCCAAACACAGAGACCGGTTGATCGCTTTGAGTCAATCTATGGGTCTCCCAAGTCCTGCAGAACAAGAAACTCCTGAAAATGAAGGAACGACGCAAACATCTGCTCCACAAGATATGGAAGAGGAAAATCCTAAGCCCAGATCCAGTTCTTATTTTGAAAAGAGACGTGCCAAGAAAAAAAATAAACCTAAATTCAATCCAAAAAATAAAGATCACGTGGCGAAGTTCGATCAACTCCACGGTAAATTTGGAGCAGATGAAAAGAAAATAAGGGAAGTTTTGTCAAAAGAATTTGAGTTAGACTGATATGGCAAAATCAGAATTCGGGGAATTCTTTAAATCACGCACTCAACCTCAACCAACTCCCGAAGATACATCCGAATCATTCACAGACTTCTTGCAGTCTAAAACCTCTCCAAAAGAAGAAGTCACACCACCAAAAGAAGAAAAGAAAAGTTTCTGGGACACATTTGGCCAGGGACTTGTATATCAAATGAAGTCCGGCGGCCCTGCTGGCGCTCCATCGCTATCCCCAGAACAAGCTAAAAAAGTCGCAGTCGACGTAGGTACGCAGGCCGCAGTCAGCGGTGCATTCGCTCCTCTAAAATATCTAGCCTCTCTATCTCCTTACGCACCCCGAGCATTACAATTCATCACCGGCCTCACCCAAGCCGGAGCGACTGGAGCAGCTATACCAGCGGCCGAAGCCTTGGTACAGGGGGAAGAACTTCCTTCTCCAGAAGAATTGCTTAAAGAAGGAGCTCTCTGGGCTGGGATTGATCTTGTCTTGCAGACTTTGCATTTAGGTACAAGCTTTGCTGGATCGGTTAACAAGTTAGCTAAAGAAGCCGGGATAAGTAGAAGAGAAACTGTTTCTAGGATTTGGAAGGGCGCTAAAAGTTATTACGGATGGGGTGAGCCAAAAGTTGATCCCGAAACAGGAGTAAAGATAATCCCTCCTGAGCAAATCGAGGCGATGACAAAATTCGCAGAACGCGAAATTGAGACGTTATCGGGAGAAGCTGAAAGAATTCAAGAAGCGCCGCTTGAGCCTGCAATTCCGGCAAAAAAAGACATTTTAACGGATCTATTTCAAGAAAAAGCTAAAGGTGTAACTTCAGTTCCATCAAAAAAAATTTCAGGGGAATATTTTGAAATAAACCCAAAGTTTTATGAAATGGGATATTTACCAGGAGAACAAAAAACTCATCTTAAATGGAGAGAAGATGGTCAGAACTTTTTATCGGAATCAACAAAGAAAAGCTATAAATCAATTCCAAAAAATGCTCTCAATCAACTGAAAAAAGAATGGACATTTTTTTTACCACCTCAATATTTTGATAAATTTTATACTTCTTTGCCTGCAAAAAGCCCGATTTGGTCTTCGTCTTCCACCACCACAGAAGATTATTCTAAATGGTATGAACCAGTATTTTTAGGAACGGTAAACGATTTGATAAAAGATGAAAATATCAGAAACTTTTTAAGACCCATTCTGTACAGAAAAGTTTACAAAATGTCTCGAGCCGAAGAGCATTATAGATGGAACAGAGCTGCATTTTATGATTCTGCAAGAAAAGAAATTCATCTTTCCAGTGGTTATTCTCCATATTCTGTTTATTCTTCATTAATGCATGAAGCTTTTCATGCATTGCAAGATGAACACAATGTCCTTAATCAACCCCACAGAAGATATATCCCCCGTCCGAAAGAGAGATATGATCATAAAAAATATTTAGAAAGCGATATCGAAAGAGAAGCGAGAAGTTTTCAAAGGATCGTGGAAGCGAAAATTGATCGGTATAGGAGATCTTTAAAAAAATCCCAATCAGTGATGCAAGAAAAAGAGCGTAAAATAAGACTTGCCAGACTTGACGCGGAACATGAGGCATCTGCGAAAGACGCGGCCTCGCGAGAAGAACAGAAAAAAATATCTCCCGAAAGGATTTCTGTAACTGGGAAAAAAACAGAACTTTCCCCAAAGCAAATTCAAGACAGAAAGATCGCTGAAGCAGAACAAAAAAAGATCAAGGAACACAACGCTGCTGAGCTGAAAGAGCGAAAGTCACAAGCAGAAAAAGAGCGTGTAGTCGCTTTCAAAGCTATCGGTATAGGCCAAGCAAAAGAAGCCGCCCCCGAAGTGAAGTCCGAAATCATTCCGGATAATCAGGATGGTACCGAATTGGAAGAAACCCTCGAAGAAACTCTATCGCCAAATGATACCCTTCGCGCTCAGGCTATGGCTGAAGCGCAGCATATGCGAGATAAGATCGTAGGCAAGTTGAGTGGAGTGTGGGCTAAATTCGATGTAGAGGCGCCTTTTAAATCCGTAGACGCTCCAAAGACAGGCAAGGCAGTCAAACTATTCTACGACACCAAGAACGCGTACTTAGAAGAGGCTAAGGGTATAGTTAAGGATCTAAAGGGACTTAAGCTTTCGAAAGATCAACTGTGGGATTCTTTCTTGGCCGCAGAATCGGGCTCTCAATTGCCAACTCCAGAAATGAATAAAGCTCGTGATATATTCCGAGACTACTTCGATCAGTCCTACGACAAGCTGAAGAAGGAAGGGGTATTAACCCTTCCCTGGCCGCAAAGCGCGATCGCTCGCCTTGAGCAAACGATTTCCGATCTCAAGACGAAATTAACGATGCCTAATATCAAAAAACAGGCTCAGGGTAAGATAGGACGAGAAATACAAGAAATCCGTAAGACGATTGCTTTGTTAAAAGAGTTAAAGTATATCCCCAAATCGGCTTCTTTAATCACTCAAGCCCTTGCGGAAGTATTACCCGATCTTCAGCCGAAAACACTACGTAAATTCGCTATCGCGGCTCACAAGAAACGAACGAGCGGGGCCTTGGCCGATTGGATAGCTACGCAGCCACAGATAAGAGAAGTCCTGCATCCTTACGATTTCCTGGGTAATTACGCCAATCGTAAAGGCAGCGATATAGCATTGCTTAGAATCGCGAATGGAGCAATTGACGAGGGACTAGCCTCTAAAGGAGAACGTCTGGGATTTAAGATGCAGCCGGGGGAATTCCCTGCGCTAGAAGGATATTACCTACATCCCGCCTTATATGAATACCTGAAGAATCTCACAAACCCCGTGCCATTTAATGCCTATGATAAAATATCTCGTTGGGCAAAAGCATCAATCGTATTCGATCCCACATATCTGGGGACTCTATTACCTTATTTTAGGACTTTGATTCAAAACCCCACAAAGTTGGCCAAGCTCCCAAAATACTGGAAAAAATCCCTTTACGACATGCTTAACAAAACTCCAGCCTATGTAGAGTTCATAGAGAATGGAGGAGCGAGCAATCCTTACCCAGAAGTGCAAGATTTTCAGACTTGGTTAGAGGTAGAGAAGCTTAAGAATGGATCGCCAGAACAACTTTTATTTCAACAGTTCCTGACCAAGGAAGGAGCGGTCGATCTCTTCAATAAGATGGCCAATTTTTCCTGGATGGTGGATCGATTAGCTAGAATGGCTTATTACAATCTTATGATAGACAAGGGATTTTCCGTGCCAGACGCAGCAAAATTGGCGGCCGAGAACTTTGTGGATTATAATAAGTTGCCCGCCAAAACCAGGCGCTGGATGGGGCGTCTCTTCTTCGCACCTGCCACACAGGTATTAAGCATAATTCAAGATGTGGTTATGGCGGCATCTCCTTTCCGGTTAGCCGCCAAATTTTTCAAAGACAAGAAATCCTATAAGAATGATAACATTAACAAAGAACGAATGAGACTTTTAGCTGGTACTATCATAGTTTTGGGCGCTCTATCTCAGTTAATGAAATCATGGGGATTTAAAGAAGAAGAGTTTGGCACTCGGTATGTAGCCGAGTATGAAGATGAAAATGGCCGAAAAAAAGAATCAGTCAACAACCTGGCTCATCCTTTGAATTACTCTCTCCGATGGGTAAATACCTTCTGGCGAGGATTTGGGCCCGGGGAAACATCTCCTAGTCAAAAGTTATGGGGACGGTTAACCGGTCAATTAGGCCCAGTGCCAAATATGATTCGAGAGCTGGGAGATAATCAGGATAGGAACGGCAAGAAAATTTGGGATCCCATAGGTGATAGCTATTCAACCGCATTTTGGAAGATAAATAAATATATTCTTAGCCGAATCGAGCCGTTTGGACTTCAAAAGTTTCATACCACTGACGATAAGAAAGAAGCTCGCACAGCCGTAAAGAATCGAATGGGATGGGCTGAGTGGTTCATGGACAGCATCCAATTCCTCTATACCCGAAAATCCGAGCCAGAAAGAATTGCTTCCAGGATTCGGTCTCTAAAATCTCAGATGAAAAAGCTAGCTAAAACCGGAGAATTAACCCCGGACGCTCAAAAACGATACGAAGAAGCTATCGAGGAATTAGCTTCTAGCATGTCAAACAAACGTTGACATCCTCCCCTTCCTAAAGGAAGGAGATTCCTACGGCGTCTTGCAGGTTTTGCAAAATCGCTTCGGTAGGTACTTTCGACCCGTTAGGAATTATCCTAACCTTTCGCCAGGCACTCATGTCGGGAGTATTGCCTGTGGGAACTTGCTTTACGAAATCGCGATATCCTCGCGCATCGACATGGGAGACATTATGGCACACGAACAATTTAAAGAAAAGAGGCGCGCTAACCCAGTCCTAAAGCACGGGGTTTGCGCGTGTCCAAGGGATCAAAGCATCCATCTTCTACTTATCTCTTCTTTCGATCAGCCTTTCAATAGTCTGAATGTATCTCTCTTCTAAAGTACACAGTCTCCCATGAAACTCTTTAGATTCTGCTTCCCATCTACGAGCGTCGGCTCGCGCTTCTGATCTATTCCAAAAGAACATCGGAAGAGTCCAAGCTGCGTTCCCCAAAATAATTCCTAAAACATGTGACCATTCCATTATCTTTCTCCTTCTACTCCGGCAACCAATTTTCGTCTAAAACCTGTTCTTTCACAAACGGACACTCGCTCGGAAAGTCTTTAAGAAAAGCTGGGCATTCCCCCATTCATAAAAGTCTTTGTCGTATGACACTTCTCGAATGCTCATACATACCTCCTATTTGTATATAAATATGCCAAAACTCACCTATTCCACGTAAGTCCTAATCATTATTTTAATCTCTTTCAACAAATGTCTCTGTCAAGTAAATTCTTTTTTAGACACACAATCCTCAGGAGTCCTTATGTCAGCCCCATCTAATCCAGGCGCAGAAGTCTATACCCAGTCCTTTGGAAGCGCTTCTCTTAGCGCTCTAGGCATCATTCCGGTATTGGCGACCTACGCGCCCGCTAGCAGCAACATCCAAGGCCCATCAGGCCCCTTTAAATTGGGCCAGATCTGGATAAACACTTCTAACGGCAATATCTATCAGCTGGGCGCCCTCTCTTCATCTGGGGGCAAAGTAACCGCTACCTGGACTCAGAGCGGCGCTGGCACAGGGATTCTGATTGAATTGACTCCTGGTGCAGGAACTTCCCCTGTCTTTCCTGTAGCGGGCAATATTAGCATCCTAGGAACTGCAAATCAGATTACCACCACAGGTACGGCCGGTACGGTCGCCATTTCATTGCCATCGGCAATAACAGCCCCAGGTTCATTAGCAACCACTACCACCCTAACCGCAGGCACTGGCCTCACAGCAACCACCGGAGCAATCACCGCCGCCAACGGAAATCTGGTATTAGGTACAGCTGGCAACAAGATCGTCAGCACCAGCGTAGGAACCACAAGCGCAGCAGGTGCCAACTCTTTTGGATCGGTCGCTTTAGCGGCAGGCGCTGCAACGGTTTCGACTACAGCCGTTACAGCAAATTCTCTAATTATTTTATGGAGACAATCGATCGGCGCTACTGGCTCAGCTGCTTTGGGACTACCTACCGTAGGCACTATTACAGCAGGCACCTCTTTTTCGATCGGGTCACTAAGCGAAACTAACGCAACTGCACTTGTTGCAACTGATGTATCTATAATCGGTTGGATGATAATTAACTAACGAGGCTTACTTTGAGCAATAGTCAAACTGTACAAGTCGAACCTCTACGTTCTTTAGCTGAGGGTAGCATTACTACCAGCTATGCGGCCGTGGGAACGCCATTTCTTAATCCCATCCGGATCATGTGTATCACCAACAATACGGATGGTGATATGATCTTCAGTATAGATGGAGTTAATGCCCATTTTTTCCTTCCCAAATCATCCTTTCGTCTCTATGACTTCACCACTAATAAGAAACTAGTCGATCAACTCTTTGCCATCAGTCAAGGCGTGCAAATCTATGTAAAATATAGCACAATGCCATCGACCGGTTCGGTCTATGTTGAGGCAATCTATGGAAGTACTCCAAATCCAAAACCAGGCGGTCTATGACAGATCAGGAAAAATTTGATTTTTTGGACAAAAAAATTGCCGCATTCGCCAACAGGATAGCTCGACTAGAAGCTTCTTTAGATGCTTCCAAGCAACAAATCGAACAATTCTCATCCCTTCGACAGGATTTCCAGGCTGAACAAACCAAAACATCTGAATCTCATGCGTCACTCGTTTCAATGTTTGCCGCGAGGGATTCTAAAAGAACCCAAGATCATAATTTTTCCGTTGAAAATCGATTAAGGATTGATGAACTCGAGAAGTTCATCAAGTCTTTCGAATCATTAATGTCTTCTAGATTTCTTTCTCACAACCAATCCATTCATGATTTGGCTTTCGTTTTAAAAGAAATAGAAAAAGATGTTGTGAAAAAACAAGACCTGGATTCTTTGAAGATTCAACATGAAGAAAGGATTTCCTCTGCCGAATCCAACCTACGTTCTGCTAGATCCAATCACGAAAGTCTCAGTGGTAAAGTCTCCGAATTTATTACCCATTTATCCAACGACATTGTGAACTTACGAAAAGAACATGCCGAATTTATTAAAACCATCCAATCGTCTTTTTCTAACTCTTTATCCGATGTGAATAAGAAAATCACAGATATGGGACGAGAAAACTCATCTAGACTATATCTAGTCAACACACTGATAGAATCATTATCTAAAGAGTTTGATCAGAAGCTAGTCTCATCCCCATCCTCACTTGGTGCGGCTAAAGAGGAGATCTATCAAAAGTTCAAGATCGCGGAGCTAGATGCTTCTAATTCCCTATTGAAGTCTCAGAACAATGAACAGCACATAAAGATCTTAGAAAGGAAGTTGGAAAGCGCTTTGCTTCTAATCAAGAAATTTGAGCTGAACCAATAGGGGGCTCGTGAGTCAATCAGGCCCACTAAACATCCTGAACTCGGGTGACACAGTCACCTCAGCGACTGGTGTATCTCCTATTCTGGTTAATGGCGTCTCAGGAGTTGCTGAAACCGGCGCGATCACTATTTCTATTGCGTCGGGCGGCGACGTTGTCTCAATTACCGCGACTGCCCCTATTACCGCGAATGGAGTTTCTGGAACGCCGGAGGGTGGAACGGTTACAGTGGCTCTCACTACACCTGTCTCCGCGGCCTATGGAGGAACAGGAGCTGCTACTCTTACTGGGGTGTTGATTGGGAATGGGACGAGTGCCGTTACCGGCAATGCGATTACTCAGCATGATGTTCTTGTAGGGGGAGCGAGTAATGCGATTACATCCGTTTCTCCATCGACATCGGGATTTGTCCTGACATCCAACGGAGTGGGAAGCGATCCTTCATTTCAGGCTGCGAGTCCTTCTGGTGCAGTTACCACCCTTGATGGAAATTCTGGGAGCGCTAGTCCATCCGCAGGGGTAATAACAATCAGCGGTGGGAGCACCGGACTAACTACTTCCGCCTCCGCATCCACTATGAACCTTACGGGAACTTTGATCTTGGCTAATGGGGGTACAAGTGCGTCTCTAACAGCTTCCAACGGGGGAATATTCTATTCTACAGCGACAACGGGCGCTATCCTAGCTGGAACAGCCACCGCCAGGCAGATGCTACAGTCTGGCTCTTCTACGACACCAGCTTGGTCCACGGCAACCTATCCCGCCGCGACTACCGTTAACCAGATTCTGTACAGCTCTTCGTCTAACGTAATCGCTGGGCTTGCGACGGCGGTGCAGGGGGTTTTGACAACAGGGACGGGGGGTATTCCTGTCATCACTTCATTGGCCGCTAATGGACAGCTTATCATAGGATCGACCGCTGGAGCGCCAGCAGCCGCTACCCTTACAGCTGGCGTAGGCATATCAATTGTTAACGGGTCTAACAGCATCACAATCGCGGCCGCTGGGTCAGAAATGGTGTGGACCGATGAGGCTATCAGCTTCAATGCGGCGGCTGGAAATGGATATTTTGTTACGGCGGCCGCTACAGCAACATTGCCAGCCTCCCCTACTCAAGGAACCGAAATCGCATTTGCGGTTGACAATGACGCCGCTATATTGACAATACAAGCAAACACAGGACAGATCATTAGAGTGGGTACTGCCGTATCTGCTTCGGCGGGAACGGGTGTAAGCAACAAAAACGGAGACTCAATATGGCTGATTTTCAGAAGTTCAGACAATTCGTGGATCGCTGTCGGGGCGCCGCAAGGGACGTGGACTATTACATGATGAGGACAAGATGGGTTTAACCGCAGCAACAGTTCAGTATTTTAACCTAGTGGGATTGATCTGATGCCAGCAACACCCGCAAACGCAATCAATGAGTCTGGGGCCAGCGGTCTGGTTAATTTTGACGGCACAGCTACCTTTAGCACGACACCCGCTGCTATTTACAACGTTGTCTCTGGTGCTGGTGCGAATACTATCCACAATATCGTGCCTACCGCAACCTCTGGCGTACCTATTATTTCGCAAGGAAGCGCGGCTCAGCCTATTTTTGGTACAGCTGTAGTTTCGGGGGGTGGCACGGGAGCGGCGTCTTTCACCGCCTATGCGCCGCTTTGCGGAGGGACCACAACTACGGGGATATTGCAGAGCGCCGCAACTGGAATCGGAACGTCGGGGACAGTTTTGACGAGCAATGGCGCTGCGGCTCTCCCTTCATTCCAGGCGCTGAGCGGTTTGGCGGTCACATCGATTACCGGAACCGCAAACCAGATCTCTGCGAGCGCAAGCACGGGTGCGGTTACCCTTTCAATTCCGACAACGGTGGCGATTGGAACGTCCAACACAGTGTCTACCTCTACGCAAATCACCCACAACGCAACAGCGGCTTACAATACTAGTCTTGTCGGTACTCAAACCTCGTTAGACGTAAACAGTATTCAGCTGGGCCTAAATATCAGTAACATCTTCCAGCCAGCCAGCGATTCCACCTATTCCGCAGCTGTTTCTATTTCCGCAGATATGGCACCAGCTTCTGGCAGAACGATTTCAACTAGCTTTGGGATTCTAGTGAATCCGACATTTGGAAATAGCGGAACAGTGGATTCGTATTACGGCGTGTATACCAATTTTGCCAACGGAACCACCGGATCATTGACCTCTATCTACGGCGGATTTTTCAGTAACCCTTCGTACGGATCGGGAATTAATGTCGCCCTCTACTCCGATGATGTTTCTGTAGGGTATGAAAGCGCCGCCCCAACGAATGGGTTGATCGTTAGCGGCATCTCTGGATTTGGAACGTCATCGCCCAATTCGGTTTCTCAAGTAACAGTCTCGTCGACATTGGCATTCAATATTTTAATGAATGGGATTCAGGCCGCTACGGATTCTGGAAATTCCGGTGGGTTAACCGTGGGCCTGAACGTCTCTCCCACATTCCGACCGACTCCTGGAGCGGGAAATGCCATTGGTTTGTACAGCTCATGCACATTCGCCGCTCTGACCTCTAAGACTATTTCTACAGCAGCAGCGATGTTGATTTATAACAATTATGGTGGAAACGCCGGAACGATTACAACTGCATATGGAATTTTTGTAAATACTGGAGGCGCCGGAGCGGGGACAATCACCACATCGTACGGTTTATATTGTAGCGCCCCAACAGCTGGATCTACTAAAATTGCGATGTACACTGATAATCTTGCTGTAGGATATGCAGGTGTCGCTCCACCCAGCTCTGGAATGATCGTTAGCGGTCAGGTTGGTATTGGAACATCTGCACCAAATTCAGGCGCCGTTCTTCATATCCAAGGAACTGTTAATAATCAGTACGCCTATCCTCTACTGGTTAATACGAATTTAACTCCATCAGGAGCAGGCGGTCAACAATTCGCGATCGCTAGCGAGCCAAAGTTTATAGCGGCCAGCGCCCAAACCATTACCGCAGCTTGTGGACTGTATGTATTCAACACAGTAAGCAGCAATGTCGGGACTATCTCCACTTTATATGGGATTTTGATAGACACAACTAGTTCAGGAGCCGGAACCATTACAAACGCATATGGGCTATACTGCAATACTCCTATCTGCGCTACCAACAACTATTGCGCATATTTCCAGGGAAATGTAGGAATTGGAACGCCGTCTCCAACATACGCTATCCACGTTGTAGGAACGCAGGGATCGACCACCTCAACCCTATGGACGCTGATTTCCGATGCCGCGATCAAAAAAGACATAGAGAACGTAGAAGAAGCTCTCCCGATCATCAACTCACTTATACCTAGAAAATTCAGGTATACACAGGAGTGGTTTGACAACCACGACGGCCATCCCGAAGACAAGATTTACTACGGGTTAGTAGCTCAGGAAGTAGAAAAGGTGATTCCATCGTGCATTCCTGTGCGCCGTCAAACTGTAGGTAATCGCACGGGCTTGAAATCGCTGGACATGCACAACATCAACATCCTGCTCATTAAGGCCGTCCAAGAACTTAGCGCAGAAATCAAAGAACTAAAAGGAAAAATATGCCAGACCCAACTTTTATAAATGACGCTGTTTTTGTGTCTGTCTATAACAATTACAGTACTTATTTAGGGTACATGCAACAGTGGGCAAATTCTGTGTCTCTGGTCGGTCAGCAGATACAAAATGATCCTAACTTCGCCGTCGGATTGCTTCCCTCAGAACAACAGGGCGTGCAAACGGCTGTAACTGCGGCGAAAGCATTCTTGAAAGCCGTCCCGATAACTCTCTTAACACCAATCTAAAAAGGATAAAGAATGAAAAAAATCTTAGAAATCACCGAAGAAGTAGAAAAACACCTGATCGCCGTTTTCGATGCCGCCCTCAAAAGCGGAGGAATGAATCTTTTACCATCCATCGATCGGATCAGATCCCTTATCGTTCAACAACAAGACCCAGGGCAAAAATGACCTACCCCACCCCAACCAACAACTATGCAGTTTCAGTAGGAGCGGCCTCAACCGCTCCTTTTATCACGATCATCGAGAACCGTGCTCCTACGGGTAACGATGGGCCTACTCAGCATTATCTCGTTGGCCAGAGGTGGATTGATACATCAACTAATAGCAACGAATATTTCTTGCTTAACTACACCTCCTTAGGGGGTGTAGTTCAGGCCAACTGGGTTCAAATCGCAGGTGGATCTAATCAGATCATCAACATTGACGGAGACACAGGTTCAATCACTGGATCTACTGTGACAATCTACGCAAACAATGCTGCCCTGAACTGTGGAGAATCTGTTTCTTTTGTTAATTCTGGAACGGTTTCTACGCTCAATGTAACCGATGTGAATAATAATACTATTATCGGGAAGGGCTCTGGTAAATCGGGAATGACAGGGACTCTAAACACTTGCCTGGGATACTTATCGGGATCTTCTCTAACTGGCGGTAATTACAATATTTTAATCGGAAATCTGTCAGGGAACAATCTAACAACAACCGAAACCGGAAATATCTTAGTTAACAACGCGGGGGTCAACGCAGAAAGCCATACAATCCGCATTGGAACACAGGGATCTACCGGTTCGGAACAGAACGCATGTTACATCGCGGGTATCTATGGAAATTCACCCGCAGCACCACAAATGGCCACGGTTAATTCAACAGGTCAAATGGGGAGCCAAGCAATTCCCGCTTTGAATCTAGTTCAAACCGTAACTGGATCGGGATCAGCTTCACTTTCTGTAACTTCTGGACTATCTTATAAGATATTGTTCATGGAATTCTCCGTTCTTGTTGGAACCGCAGGGGCTAACATACTATTGCAAACATCCACTAATGGAGGATCGACATGGACAACGACAGGTTATGCATCCGGAGTAAATTCTAATCCTTATAATTCAGCCGCCATTACTAACACCAATGCAACTTCTGGAATTATTGTAGTTCCGGATGCGCCTACAACTGGTGGATGTTCCGGATATGCATGGGCTATGGATTTCTCAAACGCCGGTGGAGTAACAAAATTTAACGGTCAATCCACTTATGATGATAATGCGAGCGGGACTTGGTCATTTGCATCTTTTGGTGGGCAAAACCCTGCATCGGGAGTAAATGCAATAAGACTTATTGCGTCCACTGGAACTATTACCGGGTCATTTTCAGTGTATGGATTAACAAACTAGTAGATTCTTGATCCAATGGAGTACATCGGATGGTCTTTCTCCATTTTCTTATCCTTGTGATGGCCATCATATTTGTGGTATCACTTCTGCTTTACTGCCTCCCCTACGATGAAGATACGCCCTAAATGTACAAGAAAATCCCCTTTCTTAGTTGTCCGACCTACCTTCTGTTGCCCAAAATGTAAGATCCATTTCTCCAAAAAAAGATTCACGGTCCTTTGGCATGACGTCGTTGAGTGCTCTGATTGCGGACACATCTGGGTTGCACTTAGCTACGACGAGCTCAAGAAATACCTTTAAATGGCCTAGGGTTCATTATCTCGGTTAAATCGACCTCGGACAAGGGTCAAATGGCGTTAAGCGATCCTAGGCCAAAAGAAATGTGCTAGAGTTTTTTACGGATTATCTTTAGTCTGGTCTAGAAAAAGAGAAGCCACTGCAGGAACAGTGGCCTCAAGGTCTTCGCTGGTTGTGAAGATCTTAAATCATACCTAAGATCGAATTTAAGTACATCTTAAGAAAAGATTTGATAAGAGGCAAACATTCCTGCAGCGGCTCCTAAACCATAGGAGTTTCCCATGCAAAATCCACCCCGTGACTTTAAAGGAATCTGGATCTCAAAAGAGATTTGGCTCCATCCCGAACTATCAATCGAAGAAAAGGTTCTACTCGCAGAAATCCATAGTCTTGATGGAGAAGATGGATGCTTCGCCTCAAATGAATATTTCATGAAATTCTTTGGATGGAAGAAAAGGAATCTCCAAGATCGACTATCGCGTCTCAAGAAATTAGGCTTCATACAACAAGAAAGTTTCGATGGCCGTACGAGAATATTAAGATCTTATGCAAAAACTACATATGAAAAATTTAGCACCTCACAGGTGCAAAATCCTGCACCTCCGAGATGCAAAATCCTGCACCCCTCGCTCATAGGGAAGCCCATAGAGCGGGAGAACAAAGAGGAGAACAAAGATAAGATTCCTCCTCCTCCCTCCTCATCATCCCCCGCAAAAGAGGAACAACCCACAAAAGAGGAGGAGGAGGAACTTTCCATTCGATTAAAAGAGAGACCCAAAGAATATCCTCCAGTAAAATGTTTGGATAAGTGGAAGAGAGCGGCCCTTGAGAAGATCCGAAAGGACTCTGTGGCAAAGAAAGTGGATTCTCTGCGTATTGTGAAAAGACGATCGGCAGCCATGAAGTTCGACGCCTTACCGTGGCCTAAAGACAAAGACTTCAAAGTGTGGGCGTTAGCGGATCATGTAGAATTTGTTTATGGTTCACAAATAATTACGGTTAGATATGATGTTTCAGATGAAGAATGGGAGAAAAAGACCGGATGGAAGTGACTCAACAAGAAATGCACGAGAAATATAAAGCGTAAAAGGATCAAAGAGTGCAGATTCTTAATTACCAAGAGCAACCCCCGACAGGCTCCGTTGCAGCCATCTTCAGCCTATACATCGAAGGCTTCGGAATGACTTTTCACAAGATGAAGCTGATCAGAACCAAGAAAGGCGCCCTGATGGTCGTGTTCCCCTCTTTCTCGAATCCTAAAGACGACGGAACCAAAACTTGGCATTCGTTAGTGGAATTGTCCGAGAACAGGAAGACTGAGTTCAACAAGAAGGTAATGGAGGCCCTCAATCCATTTCTAAAGGGCCCAGATTTTGTGGTTTAGGTCACTCGCCAAGATTCTCGACCTGGCTTGCGATACTTCTCAAGATCCACACCGTTCAGCTCAGGAATAGAGCTGTAATCGACAGATCCCTTTGAAAAGAACTTAGTCACCACCACGCCGGCCCCTTCGCAGCTTTCCTCGCCAGACATCCTGATCAGATCCTGCCTAGCTTCATCGTAACGGCGTTGAACAATCTCCAAATTGTCCGTTGCCAAGATCATTTCTGCCGCGGCCTTCGACCACTCCTCATCATTTCTCTCCTTCCAGTCCCCTTTCTCTAGCTTGGGAGGAATCATCTTCATCACGTGCTCTCGCCAGAAAACCTCTTCTTCACTGATCAGATCCTCGATCATGTATGGATCCGAAGGAATTTGCACCTGAAACCCTATCTTTCCATCTGAGACGTAAAGAATGGCTTTCTTGGCCATCGGGAAGCAAAGCTGATGCTGTACTTGCCACTGCCACATTTCAGGGATCTGGAATATATCACCTACCAGCATCGATTGTAGCTTTTGAGCAGACGTGGTCTTTATCTCCAAAACCGTACCATCCTCACTTAATCCATCGAAGCTGCACATCATCCACGGATACTGCGGGTGAACCTGCACGCATGAAGGGAATAATTGTCCCGTTAGTTTCTCCACCTCTTCTCTGATCTTGCTCTCAAGGTTGACGCCTCTCTGCATAGCTAAATTCATCGGCTGCTCTTCCCCCAAAACCTTTTCCCGCCACAGTTTGTATCGGGTTTTGTAGGGAGAAGATCTCATGATAACAGGAGCGTCGCTACTTCCTATGTGCGTACGTCTGGCTTGCTTCCATTCGTCGCTTCTTTGGTCTTGTGTAATCATCGGTTCTTCAAAGCCTCCATGATAAATTTGTATTGGTTAGAAGGGATATCCTTCAATGATAGCTTCTTGTTGAGCTGCAATATCTTGTTCAAGAAAGCAATGTCTTCGCCGATCAACCCTTCGATCTCAGCGACTTGTTGCTCAGAAAGGTTCACTGATTTAGGAGTTTCGATCTGTTTAACATCTTGATGCGGAATATTTAAAGGAACTTTCACTTCAGGGGCTTCCCCTTCGTCTTCGTCAGCTACAAGGCTTAACATAGAAACCAACGCATATCTTCTCATGTACGTTATTGCAGCACCGAGCTGCTTATGATCAACGTTAGGAGAAATTCCTAGACTCACTGAATTAGAAATATACTGGCCGCTGTTATGCAAAAGAGTTGTGTTGAGGTTAGACCCATCAATCATCTGGATAACCGAAAGACCGCATTCCCCCAATGGCTTGCGGATCACACCCCAAATCGCCGAAAGATCGGCATAAGAGAATTTCCGGCCCGAATATGATACGGTTTTATTGGTTGTTATGGTCTCAATGCGTCTATGAAATAAAGCCAACGCGGTCGCAAGATCTTCTAATTTTTCACTCATCATTTGATTCATCTTCATACTCCTTTTCTTTTGATCCCTTGGACACGCGCAAACCCCGTCCTTTAGGACTGGGTTAGCGCGCCTCTTTTCTTTAAATTGTTCGTGTGCCATAATGTCTCCCATGTCGATGCGCGAGGATATCGCGATTTCGTAAAGCAAGTTCCCACAGGCAATACTCCCGACATGAGTGCCTGGCGAAAGGTTAGGATAATTCCTAACGGGTCGAAAGTACCTACCGAAGCGATTTTGCAAAACCTGCAAGACGCCGTAGGAATCTCCTTTTACCCCGGGCGGTTCACCCGGGGTTTTTTTTTATCCACTTGACAGTAACGATATCCAAATCGTAACATTTTGGAATATTTACGTCAAATCGTAACATTTTGCAATATTTACGTCAAATTGTAATAAATAGGAGAGAAGATATGCACCCTCAAGACTGGATCAGTCTATCGCAATTCGTTGAAAGATATCCAAACTTTGGACCGATCCATTCACTTAGGTGGATGATCAAAAAGCATCATGATAAAGAATTTATTAGCAAAAAAGGCCCTAAATCGACAAGGATTAGTCCTTCCAGATTCTTCGAATGGTTGGCTAAAAATGACTAGAAGACCCTATTGGATACCGACTCTGATTATTGGCTCTATTTCGGGAATATTTGGCCTTCCCTTCGACGAGTGGCAGAGAGTAGTTATAGCATCTCTAACATCATTCATATTGACGTGCGTATGGATACAGATCAAATCACCGTGACCCTATCAGGGCCGCCAGTTCCTTGGACACCGTCCAGAGTGGTCAGGGGTAAATATGCCTTTTCTCCCAGATATCGAGAAAAGCAACATCATCAATGGGAAGTTAAACAGCAATATACATCGGAACCGATTAATGAACCAGTCGCACTTAAAATTGAACTATACATGCCAGTACCCTCATCCGCATCTAAAAAGCAGCGAGAAAAGATGTTGGCGAATATCATTCCGCACACGAAACGTCCCGATTGCACAAATATGCAGAAATACGCTGAAGATTGTCTGGTTGGCATAGTTCTAAAAGATGATTCCCAAGTTATCTGGGTTCGAACACAAAAACAGTATGCAGAAATCCCGAAAACCGTAATATCGATACTAAAATGGGAGTAATCAGATGCCCCTCAAAAAAGGCTCGTCAAAGAAAGTTATCAGCGAAAATATTAGAGAGATGCGTCATTCGGGCCATCCCGAAGCTCAAAGCGTCGCGGCCTCCCTATCCCAAGCCAGAAAATCAGGTGCAAAAATCCCAAAACCCAAAGGTAAAAAATGAAGAAGCCAGAACCAAAACCACCAAAAAAATAGTCCTCTCCTCCTTTTGTTAGAAAAAAGGCCCCTCTATTCGAGGGGTTTTTCTTCAACGACTTCTATGAAGCTAGTGAAACCACGAACACCCCCTACTATCCTTCCATTTATCCTGAAATAGATACCCGATTGATCTAATACGACCTCATCAGCTGAGTAAATCTCAGAGTAATACTCCTGTCCCGCAGAAGTTTTTACCTCATAAATACGAAGTGGGGATTTTTTAGGTTCGTTGAACTTAGGTTTTATTCTTGCCATTTGACCTCAATTGGTTGATATAGTATCATTTATGTCTAAAAAAGGGTAAAAATGCAACAATTTGATCTCTACGAACAGACCGTCATCAGCAAGCTCGCTCGCCTCGAAAAGTGGATGTCACGCATCCAAAAGCAAATGGCCGCCGCTCAAGACGATCTCTATTTACTCAAGACGGGCCATCCTCCGCGCCCACGCATAAAACGTGCTCAAGATCACTCCAAGATCACTCAAATCGACATGTTCGGCACATAGACGAAAATAGCTCCCCCCATCATTGTCCTTCCCATAAATTAAAGAAATTGCTTTACTAAACTAGTAAGAAATATTTACAAGTTGGAAGCAAATGGACAAATCTTACAAGAAGCTCATCAAAGAAGAAAAGCACCTAGAGAAAGACACCAAGAAAGTCCTCTCCAAAGACAAAGCCCGAGACAAATTAGTTGAGAAGGGCAAGAAAGCGATGAAGAAGGGCCGATAATGGTCATCACCGTTAAAGTCTCGAATTCAGAACGCGCCCTCAAAGAAAAGCACCTCATGATAGGAGCTAAAATACTGGCGGATCATAGCGATCCAACTCTCCTGAAACTTGTCGAAGATGCGATTAAATCCTTCGGACAAGGTCACGAAGATGTTCAACTAATCATAAGCATGACATGGTAGCTGCTCTAGGTAATAATTACGCAACGAAGCTCAAAAATCCAGAAGCCCGTCAAAGAGCTTATCAGGCCTATTGTGATTGGTTGGCTAAGGGTAAAACAAAAAAGTCATTCACTTTTGTTGAAGATGATTTAATGTGTTGCTGGGCTACTATAGAAAGTTATATAAAAGAAGCACCACAAGATTTTGACCCCTTAAAAAAAGAAATAGCATACGCCAGGGGATGTGCATTCTGGGAAGACGCTGTTGACGAGACCGCCCTAGGTATCAGAAAAGAAACTTCAGTTCCCACCCTTAACATGGTCATGCGAAATAAATACAAGTGGGACACCGTCGAGCACTCTAATGACGTTCAGGAAAAGACTGCGGATCTTCGCGCGCTTTCTCAAGACATGAAGGCAGGGCGCGCCGAACGTACTGGAGCGCAACCAGCAAGTCATAGTGCGAAACCGGCAGATTCAGATGTTCAGCCTCCATGCCCTCATAGATTTGAATAAATCTATCTAGATCTTCCATTTTACTCCCAAATAGTTCATAATAAAATTAATGCTATCACATAAACAGCAAAAGTTTATAGATGAATCTACAGCGAAAATCAATATCGCTCATGGTTCTGTTCGTGGCGGAAAGACTTTTTCGACTTCTGTTCGCTTTGTGGAGCTTGTGATTGATTGCCCAAATAGCGAAATCATCATGATCGGTAACTCGTTCTCAACGATCAAGGCGAACGTTGTGGATTTACTGCTTAACGGGCCCTACCGTGGTTACTGTACTTGGAGTGATAAGAAACTAATATTTGGAGACAAGAAGATACGTGTGATCGGTGCCCACGACGAAGGTTCAGTACGAGCTATCCAGGGCAACACACATTCTCTTGCATACGTTGATGAACTTACTACTATTCCTTGGGGTTTTGTGGATATGCTCACGACTCGCCTATCTCACCCGTGGTCCAAAATGATAGCTACCTGCAACCCGAATTCACCGGTACACCCGGTAAAGGAGAAGCTTATCGACTGCAATGACCCAAAATACTGCTACTCCCTCCATTTCGAAGTAGACGACAATCCTACTCTTACCGAAGAATACAAGAACGACCTGCGAACCAAGTACTCAGGACTGTTCTATAAGAGATATATTTTGGGTGAATGGGTAGCCGCGGAAGGAGCGATTTACAGTGACTTTTCAAGAAAAACTCATGTTCTGGATCGCCCTCCTCATTATTCAGACAATTACTTTTGCGGTGTTGATTACGGCATCAATAATGCTTTTGCCGCTGTACTTATTGGACAGAATAACACATACTCTCCGCATCTGTGGGTGGAAAAAGAGCTCTATTGGGACTCTGCCAAGACCTTTCGACAAAAACTAAATTCAGAACTAGCAGATGATCTTCAGCAATTTTTGGATGGCTATAATGTGCGTGGGATTTACCTTGATCCTAGTGCTGAAAGCTTTGAGGTAGAGCTGAAGAGAAGGCATATGCGCGTGATTCAGGCAAAGAATGACGTTTATCCCGGGATTACCTTCATGGCTAATCTCATTGCCAATCACGAGCTAAAGATCGTAAAAGACTGCCCCAATACCATCGCTGAGATGGAGATGTATGTGTGGGATAGCAAGAAGTCAGCACGAGGCATAGAAGAGCCTGTAAAGAAGCGTGACCATTGCATGGACGCACTGAGATATGGTGTATTCACACCATTTGGATTAAAGAAAAACTTACGATGGGGAGATCTAACAGATGACGGAAGAGCGCTCGGAAGCGGGCCAAGAACAAGCAGATTTTAAGAAAGAGTTAACGAAGATCTATTCCAGAATAGGAGATATTGAGTCGCATTTGGTGAATCTCATTCATCCAAAGTGTACCCAAATTTGAAGAAGAGAAGGTCACAAAAGAGCCGAAGAACAAACTACGTCGGCGCCGGTGAAGAGGAAAATATAACTTCATTATGGGTAAGAGAGTGCAAAAACGAAGAAATAAAGCCAGAATAAGGTAAGGAAAATATGCTAAATATCGACTATCCCCCAGGTTACCTGCCGAAAACCGAACAAATCGCTGTTTACAAATTCCCCCCTGAGGAGGTTGATGAAGAGGACGAATTCATCCTCAACATGATTGAGGGAAAATCTCGAGTAATTTGTTGCATTCCATGCAGTAATGGAATGGTCCTTGTTGTTAGAGAGAGTGAAGAGGGTGAAGCAAACTACCCATTTACATTAATCGAAAAATAAACCTTGCCACGCCTCGCCATGCCACGCCTTGCCTTGCCAAGCCTCGCCATGCCACGCCAGGCCATGCCGAGCCTTGCCGCATTAAAGAGCTCGCGCCCACATAAAACCATGCCACGCGTTGCCTTGCCGTGCCGTGCCACGCCATGCCTTGCCTGGCCATGCCCCTCCAAACCATGCCTGGCCGTTCCAAATTAAAGAGCTTGCGCCCACATAAAACCATGCCACGCCTTGCCAGGCCATGCCACGCCAGGCCGTGCCAGGCCGTGCCTGGCCTTGCCACGCCATGCCGAGCCTTGCCAAATTAAAGAGCTTGCGCCCACATAAAACCATGCCACGCGTTGCCTTGCCTTGCCTTGCCGTGCCACGCCCTGCCAGGCCTCGCCATGCCACGCCAGGCCTTGCCTGGCCTCGCCATGCCACGCCAGGCCATGCCGCATTAAAGAGCTTGCGCCCACATAAAACCATGCCATGCCACGCCTCGCCATGCCTGGCCAGGCCACGCCTTGCCCTGTAAAATTAAAGAGCTTGCGCCCACATAAAACCATGCCACGCGTTGCCTTGCCGTGCCGTGCCTGGCCTTGCCTGGCCCTGCCCTGCCGTGCCTGGCCATGCCGCATTAAAGAGCTTGCGCCCACATAAAACCTTGCCAGGCCATGCCAGGCCATGCCACGCCATGCCTGGCCGTGCCTGGCCATGCCTTGCAGTTAGTATTTCTTTAATGTTCTTTAGATTGTGAAAAACTCAATAGCTTAAACCTGCCGAAACCGATCTTTCGACCGTCTCCAATTCCTTCAAATAATCCTGCATTTTCGATGCAAGCCTTCATGTCTTCTTTCGATACTGCTCGATCGTCCCAGCTCAAGGTAGCGTTCATCTTCCAGCCTTCCTTCGCACCGATCCGGTATCTCAAGTTTCTTCCTTTCGTCATGGGGTTGACAACGCTTCGAACGTCCAAATAGACTAACTCATCAGGTTTCCTCAAAAGCTCGCTATCTAATGGCACGAATCGATCTATAAGCAAAACCTGGTCGTCTAAAACCTCCAGAGTGGCTCCCACCTTCTTGGAAAGGTTACCCTTCCCAACCTTGATATGCTTCCCTCCTCCCACGATCGAACCAACCAAATAAGTGTTGTAAACGTAAAGATTTCGGTCTGAGGTCATAAGTACAGTCTTCTTCCACGACTCTTCATCATTACCCGTCGTACCACTCTTTGATTTAGAGGAAGAAAGAGTGTCAATTGGAAATGTGTTGAATAGAATTTGTTTGACGCCTTCAATAGAAATGTCGTAATAAATTTTCATAATCTCCTTTTGAAATTTAAAAACATTCCAATGTGATATCATAAGGTGGAATTTAAGAACAGAGGATTCTCAAAATCAGGGAAGGTAATTTTATTCATTATAGTTTTTATTTTAAATTGCCGCCAAAATGTCCGGAATGGCATAGTTTCCGTTGACAGATCTTGGGCCGCCAGCTTGAGCAAGAAGATGTTTTTCGGGTGGCCCCATTTAGGAGTAAGAGGATGTATGGACGGTTGGATTAGCGTTAAGGTTAGATTGCCGGAAGAAGACGACACGGCTTGTCTGGTATACGATATTGGATCGAATCGAACCCCGGTGGTCGCTTGGTATGAGTTTGATGGCGTACCTGCTGGATTTTATACGAAAGAGACCCATTTCAGGATTATTGTAACTCACTGGATGCCGTTACCAAAGGCTCCAAGTGAGTGAATGGATAAGCGTTAAAGAACGAATTCCCGTCGACAATGAGTATGTATTGGCGCTTGCTAGGTTGATGAAGGATGGCACGGGAGTGGAAACGCCGATTTTGGCTCAATTTAATCGATGCTTCGGGTGGGTTTTATGCAATAAAATGATATCAAATGATATCTTATCCTCTGTGAGATACTGGATGCCGTTACCCGAGTTCCCAAACGTCTGATAATACTACTTATGTTACTTAAAATTTGCTTGATCAGCAGGTTTTTCACGAAATGTCAAGAATCAAGTGAACTAGGTTTCCTACGATGAAAAAGAATTATCCTCTAAAGGCCTGTCCCTGGTGCGGAATTACTCCCAAATTTAACATGTCCACCCCTCTCGACCAAACGTGGCTCCCAATAATTCAATGTAACAACCCCGATTGCCCCGTCCAGCCCAAGACCAAGTACATTCCTATTCGGAAAAAGCAACGGGGCGATTGCCTAACCATGATGATAAAGATCGACAAAATAGTTTCCCGTTGGAATTCGGGGAACCTACCCTATAACAACGAGGGGTTTAGATTGGACTTTGAATTGATAGCCAGACACTTCGAAGAAGGAACTATTGGGCTGCCAGGATATACACAGGCGTGGCCGTCCGATTCTGTTTGCAAGTAAAAATTTTAATGGTATCTTCCTCATAAAAAGAGGTGTACCATTTCTTTTTACTATCCCCCTTGGAACGCAGACGTCGAGCCCTCCCAAGTGAATGTTCGCCAATGGCTCGATAATCTCTACAGCAAGTTCCAGCCCATCGAACAAGCCCGATGGAACCAAAGCAATATCGACACTCTATTTTACGCAGGTTCACAGACATTCATCAATCGATATTTTAATTTCACTCCATCATTCAGCTACCAGAACTTCTACTTCAACCTGATCCAGCAACCCGTAAATATGGTCACTGGCTATCAACGCCAACACCGCAAAAACATCAATTACATCCCCTCTGAAGGTGCTGACCCAAATACGACCGACCAGTACACTCGCCTCGTTACTCACATTTCCAACACAGAAGGGATCAATGAGCAATTTTCTAAAGCGTGTGAATTGGCAGCGGTTAGCGGAATGGTTCTTCTTCAGCCTTACTTGGATTATACTGGGGACGATCCTGCTCAAGGGTCACTGCGGCTCAAGATATGGGAATACAACGCATTCCTCGTTGATCCATACTTCCGAAACCCCGATATGTCAGATGCTCAGTTCGTCTGGTGCCAAGAATACATCTCCAAGAAAGAAGCTGAGGCAAGATTCCCCGATAAGATCGGAAACATTTCCCCAATGGCCGGCACTCCGCAGCGTTACGGATCATTTTACTTCTTGCCCGAAAACTACAACATGGCTCGTAACGACCTCATGGTCTTATCCTACGTGTGGTACAAATGGAAAAAGAAGAAAAAGCGATTGTATTCTGCCCAAAGAAATCAATTTTTCGACTTCGGAGGCGGCGAGCCGCAACTCGACCAGATCTTATATCATATCCCTGACCTGGAAGTTGTAGAAATTGAAGTACCAACATGGAAATTAGCAACAGTCCTGAATGATCAACTTATGTTCCAAGGGGACAATCCCCTGGGTTTTGACAGTTGTCCCTTCATACCGGTCTTCTGGAACTACGAACCCCATATTAATTATTACGATCTTCGGGTTCGTTCTCTTATTAAGACAATGCGAGACCCACAATTTCTTTTGAATCGTAGAATCATCCTCAATCACGATATCAGCGAATCTTCGATCAACACGGGATATAAACGAAAGGTTGGGGCGGTTGGAAATGAAGACAACCTGAAGAAGTCTGGCCAAGGCTGGGATATCTTAATCAACGAAGGTTACGAGATGACCGACGTAGAGAAGATTATTCCTAACGCCGTTCCCCCCTCGGACATGGCTTTAGCCGATCAGCTCACGAATCTCATCTTCAGCGTCTCCGGCATCAATATGGAGAGCTGGACTGGAGATGATCAAAAACAGCTGTCTGGTCTTACTCTGATGTTGAAACAAGCGGCTAATCTCACCATCCTGCAAAAGTACTTCGATCAATGGGATTTCAGCCTAAAACAGCTGGGAGACAGGATTCTACAGATCATTCTCAATGGGTGGAATGCTCAGAAAGTAGGCCTTATCATAGGCGAAGAGCCAAGTCCTCACTTTTTCTCACGTATATTTGCCAAATACCAAGTGATAGTGGAAGAGGGAGCGAATACTCCAACTCAGCAAGCCGCCCAGGCTCAGCAATTACTCGAGATCAATCAGATCTACGGACGAGAGGTGTTTCCGCCATCGTTCGTGATCAAGAACATGAATCTATCGGGCAAAGCAGAGGCGATGGAGTTCTTGCAGCAGCAAGAGCAACAAGCGTCGTCACAAGCGGAACATGCGCAGATGGTCGCGGGTGCGCTTGAAGAAGCTAAACTCAAAGAGCTGTATTCTAAGGCTGTCAGCAACATCGCTACCGCCCGCGAGAAACATGGTCGTGCCGAGAGCAACATAGGGTTATTTGAGGAAAGATTATCGATGATCGGGCGCAACAACAGCATGAGCGCAAAAGCTAAAGCTGAAGCTCTCGAGAAGCTCGTTGAAGTGACCCATCGCTATGGTGAGCTCGAGGCTCATCTCAAGATGAACGAACTTGAATCGATCGACAATCAGGAAGAGAACAAGGAAGCGATGGCGAAAGCCGACGCTAAACGAACTTCGATGGCGAACGATTTTGTCGCACAGATGCTGGCAGGTGGTATGAGTGGTCAGCAGGTTCAAGAACAGGGTCAAATGCAAGGGCAATAGCGAGTCAAATTGGATGGGATCGTCTCAAGAAATAATATCGGTAGGTACATTAAGCATTTTACAATTGAAAAGGCAATAATTGAACTGGGAAATATTAGAGGGCGATTCTCTTGAAATAATGAGAAAGTGGCCTGACAACCATTTTAGTGCTATTGTAACAGATAGTCCTTATGGAATTTCTTTCCTCGGGAATGGTTGGGATCGTGATATTCCCCCGATTGAGTATTGGAAAGAAATGCTGCGTATTTTAAAACCTGGCGGTCATCTTATTGCGGCTGGGTTGCCCAGAATGATGCACCGCTTAATTTGCGTGATAGAAGATGCAGGATTCCAAATTCGAGATCTAGGGAATATATGTGGATTATAATGATTTCGGTTATGAAAGAGGAATAAAAGACTCCGGCGGAGCATCCCGTTTTTTTTATTTTCCTAAAGCTTCGAGGCGAGAGAGGAACGAGGGATTGGACGAATTGCCGGACACTAAATGTCAAACTGGTTGCGGTGGCGCAATGCCAATTGACGATGATGGGAAAGAAAGGGATCGATTTAAGAAGATTGCCAAGAACCATCATGCGACGGTTAAGCCCCTAAAACTCATGGAATACCTCTTGACATCCTCCCCTTCCTAAAGGAAGGAGATTCCTACGGCGTCTTGCAGGTTTTGCAAAATCGCTTCGGTAGGTACTTTCGACCCGTTAGGAATTATCCTAACCTTTCGCCAGGCACTCATGTCGGGAGTATTGCCTGTGGGAACTTGCT